GTGATCCGCGATCATCACCCCCAGTTCCGATGCCATCAGCGCCGCTGCCCGCGCGGGCCAGGTCACCCAGGCATCGCGCTCCTCCCGCGCCAGCCGGAACACCAGCCCCACCGCGCGATTGCGGTCGATCAACTCTCCCTTCAATTGGGCGAGCTTCAGCTTGCGCTCCTGCGCCTTCAGCACCTCGTTGGCGGTCTTGGCCTGCAGGAAGGTCGTGCCACCACCGCTGACCGGGGCGGGCAACCCTTCGTCGCGAAGCGTCTCACCCACCGCCGACAGCGCGGTATCCGGCACAGGCTTCAGCTTCGGCGTGGCTGGCGCGGCCGCGGCCTTGGCGCCACGCTGCTTTGCGGGGTCGGTCATCGCAGCCCGCCGCGCATCCGATGCGATGGCATCAATCGAGCCATCAGCGTGCTGAACCAGCCGCCCGGACTCCTTGGCTTTCTGGATTGCCCCCCGCGACAGGCCGACATGCGCGGCATACTGCCGCTCGCTCATGCCCTGCATCACGCGCTCCGATTATCATTCAAAACCATGGTCTTATTAGGTTGATAAGCATCCGGACGAGAGCGAACGTTGATCAACCGAAGCGATGCAACTCGATCAAGGAGCCATCAATATGACCCGCGGCACGACCAACAACTCCAAAGCCCTGAACGCCTTCCTTGCCGCCAAACACGAGATCGACGGGATGCTCGCGCGTCTGGCAACCCTCAGCGCTGACCATTTCGAGACCAGCCCCGACGAGATTCATTGGGGGCACGTCGGCACCCTGAACCACTACCGCGCCAAACTGCGCGAGATCACCGACAGCGCCTTCAAGGAAGGCGAACACGCCGGGTGACGACACCCCTTCCGGGACAAGCCCGCCGACTGGCGGGCTTGGTCTCGTAGAAGGGCGCGATTGTCGCGCCCCGATACGGAGACGACGATGACGCAGATCCAGTTGACTGACACCCAATCCATCATCCTTTCAACGGCCTGCGGCCGCGACGACGGGATGGTGTTTCCGATCACGGCCAAGCTGAAAGGCGGTGCCGTCGGCAACGTGTGCAAAAGTCTTTTGAAGCACGCCCTCCTTGAGGAAGTTGCCGCCACCGATCTGAACACGGTCTGGCGGCACGACGAAGAGCGCGGCTCGATCACCCTGCGCGCCACGCCGCTGGCCTATTCGACGCTTGGGATCACAGACGATCCGGCACCCGCAAGTTCCACCCAGATCATGGCTGAACCGCTGCGGCGCCGCATCGGCACCAAGCAGGACACCCTGATCGCCATGTTGCGCGCAGCAGAGGGTGCCACCATTGAGGAGATTGTCGCAGCGACGGGCTGGCTCAGTCACACCGTGAGGGGATCCATGTCCGGGGCGCTGAAGAAGAAGCTCGGCCTGACCATCACCTCGGAAAAAGTGGACGGAAGAGGAAGGGTTTACAAGCTTCAGACAGAGTAAGATCAAACCATGCCCCAAAGTCCCGCCGCCCCACCCGGGGCGGCGTTACTTCTTGGAGTGACGCTGCGACGTCGATGCTCATTTAGACTCTTGTCGCGGGCGCTCCAAATTTCGCCGCCAGCCATCGACCCGCCGCCATGCGTTGCTGCACATGCGCGCGATGCGCTTCGGGCGACAGCGGCTGTCTCCGCCGGTGACGCGAGTTGTTGCAGTACCAGCAGGCGGCAACGATGTTGTCGGTGGTGTTTGCACCGCCCTCGGAACGAGGATGGAGGTGCTCGGCCGTGCATCGGAGGATTTTCCGCAATCCAGCCGACCTGCAGGATATCGGCAGACAAGGATCCAAGTCTTCATCCCACATGGGGAGATCGCAGTAAAAGCAGCGCCCCCTTTGTGCGATCATCTTCTTACGGCGCAGATTCTTCAGTGCTTTCATGGCACGGGTACTCCATTCGACTTCATGAGAAGCGAATGCGCGACGTCCCAAGGGGACGCTCCCCGGCAGGAAGCTTATGCTCGCGCGAGACCCGAGATTTCGTGGTTCCGCAGGCCGGATAGCGAAACCTGATGGTTGAACCTTCAGATCTGACCAGCCTTTGGCTTGATCAAGACGACAAGATCATCTTCGCTGACTGAAGAATAGTAGGCGGCACGTTTTGCGTCAACGCCATCGTTCGAACAGCCGCCTCAGGACATAGGATCGCGCGATGCTTACCAGCGTGAACACCGCGGCCATCTTCAGGTTCTGCGCCAGCGTCGTGTGCAGCCCGAAGATCGGGAAGATCAGAATCTGCGTGACGACCGCGACGCCGTAGCCGACGATCACGTTGGCCACGGACTCGACCAGCGACATGACGCGCGACTGCTTCATGCCGCCACCTCATCCATCGACCAGCAATTCAGCTGCCAAAGTTCGCAGCGCATGCGCCGCAACCAGCGGGACCACTCCGTTGCCACAGAGGCGAAGCCGGTCCACCCGGTGGGCCAGCCCATCAGCGCCTCGACGAACAGCGGGTTCAAGGTCCGGCGCACATCGGAGGGATCGCTCCCAGCCATCGGTGTCACCAGGACCTGGCGGCCAAGCAGGCCGTTCACCGGCGTGTTCGCCAATGTCGTCGCCCCGTCCTTGTGATCGCGCGCCGTCGGCGTCATCCACATTCCCGCCGCATGGGTCAGGTCCGCCGACCGGCGATTTCCCGCGCTCGGCTTGCAGCCGTCGTTTGCCATCGGCGTCGGCCAGTCCCGCGCCATCCGGTCCAGACCTTTCTCGTCCTTCCGCTCGCCACCCCGGCTGCGGAAACTGTCGGTCTGCGGCGTCGGCCAGAGCGCGGCCGTTGTCGCGAGGTTCATGCCGTGCTGGCCCGCTTCTTGCGGGGGCGTGGGTTTCGTCTGCCGGTTCTCGTTGGCGCTGGCCCGAGGCGTCGGCCAGAGCCGCAGCAGTTCTGTCCGGTTCCCGCCACTCGACCGTGTTCCAGAGCAGGCGCGCGGGGTCGGCCAACTCGTCGCCCTCGCGGATGGCAAGGATGAACAGGCGTTCGCGCTTGTGGGGCGCGCCGACTTCCGCCGCCGTGAAGAGGCCTGCCGCAAGGCGGTAGCCCATGCCGACCAATCCGCTGGCGACTTCGGGGAAGCCGAGGCGGAGATGATGGGCGACATTCTCGAGGAACACGAAGGGCGGTTCGACCTCGCCGATGATGCGGGCGACATGCGGCCAGAGATGGCGTGGATCCTCGCTGCCGAGCCGTCGGCCTGCGACGGAGAATGGCTGGCACGGATAGCCCGCAGTGACGATGTCCACCGCGCCGCGCCAAGGGCGGCCGTCGAAGGTTCCAACGTCGTCCCAGACAAGAGCCTGATCCAGGGACGCGTCTTCCATCCGCGCCACGAGAGTGGCTGCGGCGTAGGTTTCCCGTTCGACATGGCCCACAGCACGATATCCGGGAAGGGCGATGGTGAGTCCGAGGTCGAGCCCGCCTGCGCCAGAGCAGAGGGAGAGGCCAAAGAGGCATGCTTCTCCGGTTCCGAAAGCGAGTCCGGAGGAAGGTAGAGCCAGGTCATGCATGTCACGCGGCGGCTTCGGGTTGGATTTCAGGCCCGGTCGGAGCTTCCTCAAGCCGCTCGGTCCTCACCTGCGCAAAGGTCCGGCCATCGCCGTCGAGGATCGCATGACGACCGGTGTCGGCTTGCCAGCGTTCGACGGCCACATCGATGTAGGCCGGGCTGATTTCCATCGCGAAAACGCGGCGGCCATTCGCTTCGCCAGCCATGATCTGCGATCCCGAACCGCAGAACGGTTCATAGCAAAGCCCGCCCCGCGCCACATGCTGGCGCATCGGGATCCCGAAGGCATCGAGCGGTTTCGGTGTCGGGTGGTCGGGCCGTTCGTCCTTGGCGAAGCTGGGCAGCGCCCATGTTGACGGGAGGGTTTCCTCGGCCACCTTCGGCGGGCGGTTCGGGCGGCGCCAGCCCATGAAGCAGGGTTCGTGCTTCCAGAGGTAGTGCGACCGGGTCAGAACCCCGCGGTCCTTCACCCAGATGATTTGCTGATGCACGAAGGCCCCCGCCCTTTCCCAGCAAGCCTCCAGCATCGCCTGGCGGCGCGAGGCGTGCCAGCAATACCAGGCGGCATTTTCGGCGATGGCCTCCGCCACGGCGGCTGCGATGAACCCGTCGTAAAGCTCGGCCCCTTGCGAACTGTCATCCCAGGTCGTGCCATAGGACGCCGACCAGTCCTTGTTGCGGGTCGGATGGTTCGAGCCGTCGTAGTCCACAAGATACGGCGGGTCGGTCGCGAACAGGATCGCCCGCTCGCCATTCATCAGACGGCGCACGTCAGCAGCGCTGGTGCTGTCACCGCAGAGCAGTCGGTGATCGCCAAGGATCCAAAGATCGCCGGTCCGCGATGCCGGGTTGCGTGGCGGTTCGGGGATGGTCACCGGCGGCACGGAGCCCCCGGCGCCACCTTCTTGCCCGTCCCCCTCGGGCACATAGGCCAGCAACTTGTCCAACTCGCCGTCGGAAAAACCGACAAGCGACAGGTCGAAATCCTCGGCCAGCAGATCGTTCAGTTCCGCAGACAGCAGCGCCTCGTCCCAGGTGCCAAGTTCCGTCAGCTTGTTGTCCGCGATGCGGTACGCCCGGCGCTGCGCCTCAGTCAGATGCCCGAGCACAATCACAGGAGCCTCGGTCAGCCCGAGTTGCGTGGCTGCCAGCACCCGGCCATGGCCCGCAATCAACTCGCCGTCCTCTGCCACGAGGCAAGGTACGGTCCAGCCGAACTCGGCCATGCTGGCTGCGATCTTCGCCACTTGGTCCGCGCCATGCGCCTTGGCATTGCGGGCATAGGGCTGCAAGCGCGCGAGCGGCCATTGCTCGATGCGCTCCGGGGCGAAGCTGAGGGTCATATGGGGCGTCCTGTTGAAGGATGGTCTGGCTTTCGGGCTGGACCCCGGATGTGGAATCCACGTCGGATTTCACCGGCTGCAGGAGTCCAGCGGTATCCACCCCGGAGTCCACCAGCCAAGTGCCTGTTTTATTGTGCTATCTCAGCCGTTTTCCGGTGGCTTCCCGAGGGGGTGGCTTCCCAAAAATCCGGCCCTGTCGCTAGCGATGTGCCGCGCTTCGCCCGCCAGCATACGTTTTCGGCCCGAAAGGAACCGGAAAACAATGACTTGGCGGATCGGGCGATCATCTGGCTCCGGCTGGACCCCGGTTCGGACTCTGGGGTCCACCACGGCATCCATCCCGAGACCGATTGCGCGGGCGGTCTCCCACACGCGCCTCTCCCGAGTATATCCAATTCATACCCTCGGGAGATGGTTTATGTCTCAGCGAAAACTGTCCGGCGGACACTTTCCCATGTGGCGCGCAGGGTTACGCGCCACTGGCCAGTTCGATTACCCGTTGCTTCGACAGGTTCCGGTTGAACCGCCGCTTGTTGAGGGTCAGCGCGATGACGGAAATCCCGAATTGCCAGTGCTGATGGGCTGCCGAGCGATGCAGACCAACGGACCAGCAGATCTCCTTCCAGCGTTCGCCATGCGCTTTCATCCAGACGATCTTGCCGTCGATCGGCTCGAGGCAGGCCGTCCAGGTCAGCGTTTCCTCCATCCGGCTGATTGCCTGCGGTGACGGCAGCACGCGCATGGGCTTCGGCTCCTGCCCCACCTTGTCGGCGAAGCTCTGGACGATGGCAGGCCAGGTGCTGAAGTAACCTTTCCTGCGTGGCTCGGGCAGGCGCTTCAGAACGAAGGCGGCTTCGGCCAGCCGTTCTTCGACCAGTGTTGGGGTCCAGACAGTCATCGTTGCACCTCCCGCCCGCCGATCGCGGTGCCATAGAGTTTCTCCCCGAGCTGGCGCACCAGTTCCCGTTCCGGCCAGGTCAGGCGGTGGTCGTCGATGGCGACGGCCAACACGCCCTGTTCGCGCCAGCCGTCGCGCTTGACCTCATCGGGGTTGCGGCGATGGCCGCCATAGCCTTTCGGCGTGAACCGCATCCCGCTCATTGCAGTCCCCCCTTGGTCTCGAGCGCCCAGAACAGGATCGCGATGGCATCGGCCTCGTTGTCGTCGGCCGGGCTGAAACCACGGGCGCGGGCGGCGGCGATCATCGCCTCCTTGTCGGCATTGCCCTTGCCAGTGGCATGGCGCTTGATGGTGCCGACCGGGACTCCTTCGTAAGGCACGCCCCGCAATTCGGCCCAAGCGGTCAGCGTGGCCATCAGCCCGCCATAGACGTGGGCAGCGTCAGTGCCTGCGTGACGACGGACTTCCTCGAACCAGATGGTGGCAATGGGCCCGGACAGACGGTCCAACTCGCCCAGCCAGTTAGTGAAGCGCAGGTAGCGCATACCACCACCATCGAACCGACCCGGCCGAAAGGACACGGTGCCGCTGGTGATCAGGCCATCGCAGCCATGCAGCGCCCATCCCGTCGTGGTGCCGAGGTCGAGCGCCAGCAGGGTGCGATCAGCGCGGTATGCCAGTGGCATGTCGGGGATGGCCTCTCGCATGCGGGTGGTTGAAGTCAGTTCAGCCATCGTGGTCTCCTTTTCGGGTTGGCTTTGGGGATGGGCAACGACGGCAGGCATGTGCCCAGGCAGGTCGGGTCGCTGTCGTCGGATCGGGGTCTTGGAGCGAGGACAGACCACGCGCGCGAAACCCCCTGGGGGTGGGAGTGGGAGGACCCGCCTGCGGCGTTCTCCCCCACCCCCGTAGGGGGTGGTTTCAACCCCCAAACTGGAAACATGCCACAACACATTGTTCTGGAACGTGATTTCCAGTCTTGAGGGGTCAGAACCAGCAGTTCCGGCCGAAACTGGTTGCAGCGTAACCGTTGTGGTTTCAGCGCAATCCTGCAGGGGCAGTTTCGGAAGCGGGCCCAAACTGGTCACAACTGGCCCCTGCGTGGTCCTGCGTGAGGATGGCGAGGCAGTTTCGGCAAACGCGCCAATCTGGTTCAAACTGGCCTGTGCGCAGTTGCACGCAAAGCGATCTGCAGGGGAGATCATGGCCGGTCACCCTCCGGATAGACCCAGACATGCGGGTTCTCGACCTCCAGAAGCGCGCCGGTCTGTGGCGACTTGTAGTGGGTGGGCAGCACGGTGACGCGAGGGAGCGTGACCTCACCGGTCTCCGGATCGACCTCCTCGCCGTCCAAGGGCATGACCATCCCTTCGACGCAGAGGTAGCCGAAGCGCGACCGCGATGGCCCGAGCCCGTAAGGGCCGCCGTCGCGGACGAACTTGATGCCACCCTTGGTGGCCTGCACCGCGATCCGGTCCCGGATCGTGTCCTTGCCGCCAAGACCGGCCGCGTTCTCGAAGGCCTCGGCAAACTGGTTGGTGGTGTAGAGCCGCCCCTGTGCCGCCTCGTCGAGCAGGATGGACAGGATCACCTCCTGCTTGCGCATGCGCTCCGCATCGTATTTCGCGCCCACCTCGGCGCGGACCAGCCGTTCGTTCATCGGGTTGATCTCGACCCATTGGCCGCGCACCTTGTCGATCAGCTTTGACGGCAGCGCCGGGCCGTTGCGCAGTTCGATCTCCAGCTTGCGCTCGGACGCATCCTCGTCGGGGCGATGCAGGATCAGGCCGGAGGTGTAGAAACCGCGCAGGGCGCTGGCCCCGGACAGCGCCAGAAACGGATCATCCTTCACCTGCAGCTTGCTGAGCTTCTTGGTGTGGTGTGCCAAGATCACTCCGCAGTCGGGATTGACGTAGTCGCGCAGCACCTCGACCCGGTCCTTCAGGAAGAACATCATCGCGGTGTTGTCGTTTTCGCCGCCGCCGTCCGGTCCGCCGTCGAAGATGTTGCGGATCGGGTCGATGCAGATGATGTCGACCGGGGCGTCCGGGAACGCGGCCTGGATGGCGCGTGCCACACGCACGCTGCCGTCATTGTCGAGCAGCATCTTCAGCTTGGGCGTAGCTATGAGCCTGTCGCGCGCCGCCACAATGACGGAGGGTGGCAGCGCGATCTGCTTCATCCGCTCGCGCAGATAGTGGTACTGGATTTCCGCCTGGAGGTAGAACACCCGCAGCGGCCGCGGCGGGGTGAAGCCAAGAAACGGCACCCCGGCGGCCATGTGCACGAGCCAGCTGATCAGGAGATCGCTCTTGCCGACCTTGGGGGCGCCACCCAGTACCAGCAAGCCCCCCGGCGTCAGCACGCGCGGCGCGATGATGTCCTCGGGCATCGGGCTGTCGTCATCCAGCAGCGCGCCCAAGGTGAAGGCGGGCATCTCGTCTAGCGCAGGGGCAGCGCTGTCGAGCCGGATCAGCGGTGGACCATATTTCTGGACATGCAGGTCCCAGAGGCGCTCGGACTCTCGCTGCAGGCGTTCGACCGGCCAGGCGGGCCGCAACATGGCGGCGTTATAGCCGCAGATGCCTTCCCAACCTTCGTCCTTCGCCATCCGGCCCTCATGGACCATGCGGATGAAATGCCCGATCGCCGCACTGGCACCCTCGAAACGCGACCAGTCGTCCTGTGCGCCTTCGCGCACTGGCGTGGTCAGCACCTCGCGCATGGCGGGTTTGTCCGGATGGCTGAAATCGGGCTGCAGGGAGATGCCGGGCGCGGGCGGCATGTCGG